GATATTGCTCACCATCTTCTCACCCTGAGCAGAGCTGCCCAAGATTTCTTTCATATCCACTTCGGTGATCTGGAGCAATGCCGCCATCGCTGGTGGAATCTGTGCGCTGCGAGTGTAGGCAACAGGTCCGCCAGCTTGGGTGCTGCCATCCGCTGCCGTAATTGGATTGACCAACAGGTAAGGATAATTTTTTAGATTATCGTCAGCCCACATGATCTGGTGGCCAGCGACTTGCTCAGGAGTGAGGATAGGCTTCTCAACGCTCGACAATGCGCTGATCTCACCCAACTTGGATAACTGCATATTCTTCAGACGCTGTGCATCTTTCGCCAGACGCACATGACCCATGCAACGCTCAACGTTATCCACAAACCATCGCTTGCCGTACACAGGCACAATCGGTATGCAGTTGCCAGCAATGTATCCCGCATCCTCCAAGACCTTGCCGCCAGACATAACATATTTGCGTACTTTCTTGCGCTTGATCTTTCGCTGCCGAACCTCTTGGCTGCCGATAGCGATTAGGGTTTCCTCTAATGTCTCATCTGCCTTGAAATCTTCCTGACGATACTTCTCTTCTGTCCCGTCAATGCTGCGAAAGATGCGGATCGTCTCTGTGACTTCCTCAATCTTGAAGTATTCAGCGACAAACACGACATCTGGCGTTGCCCAATCAAACTCGTACTGATGGATGATCTTTGGCCAGTCTGTCGGATCATCGTTGTATGTTTCTTTGTAGCTCTCACGGGTCATGCTGTTGACCACAAAGCAGAACATTGCGTCCGACTTGTCCTGGCGTTTCGAGTTCAGGTCAAAGAATACCGAGCTATCAGCATCAAATATCGGCTCAAATCTGATGCGTTGACGGTCATTCTCTTCGTCCTCTTCATCCTCGTATGCAGTTCTGAGTCTAAATGCGCCAATACCCCCACCGACAGCCTCTTCAAATGCGTTGTCGTATGCTTCATTGGCAACCGAGTCCTGCTCGTCTGCCCGATACAGCCCATCACAAGTGTCAGCGAGTGCATCACTTCCACCCTCTTTGGCAACATAATCAACTGTAATCCGATTGTTTCGGTACTCGTTGACAATGCGGATGACCGACAGCATGATCTTGTTGACCTCAAAGCGAGGCTTGTTCTCATACTGATCGTAGAGTGGACCTTCCCATTGTGCTCCGCAAATAGAGTAGAAACGTCTGTCCTGTAAGCATTGGAGACGCTCGTCTCTCAACGCTGTTTGGATGTCGTTGTACTGGCGCAGAGCTTCAGCGTGCAAGTTTGCCAAGCGTTGATCGTTGGGAATGCGAGCCATGTTTATCCTCTTTGTGCGTATTAAATCACCATTTGTTGGCAACTGGCAAGGGTATGAAGGTCTGAGCCTTAGATATATTTGTCCTTCTGACACCTTCGCAAGCATAACGCAAAGCATCAATCACATGGTTCTTTTTGTCTTGTAGCAGCGGCAGCACCCGTCCAGTCAGCGGATCGGTGCGGTAACTGTACAGGCTCAACTCGTCAATGGTGTGCCTGCATCTGGGATGAACCACGATGTCGTAATTCTTTAAAAACTCGATGCCTTCCTCGACAGACTTCGCCCCCTTGACTGCGCCCATGATCTTGGGAAACCCGTTCTTTCTCATGTGGCTGATCGTCTCCGGCCTTGCTGAATCTGCCACGATAGGCCAGCGTTCTGCCTCTGGGATGGTCATAAACAGGTCGGGCGTGTTGACAATCTCGCAGCCAACCATGTACGCCTCGTAGTCAATGTAGAGCGTGCGACCAATAATGTGGCAGCGCACCAACACAGTCGGGTCTACAGCAAACCCCCAATCTGCTCCCAGACGATGGATCGCCTCCGGTGGTGCTTCAAAATCGTCAATCTTCCAGTTGCGAAACACACGGGCAGAGCTGTTGGTCAGGTATTGACCCTGCCATACGTGCTGATATTTGTCAGGGTCTCGTCTAAGGTCGTACTCCATTTCGTCCCGTAAGACATCTGGAAACCAAGGGTTATCACTAAAGTTCACCTTGATGACCTGAGCATCCTTTGGTGGCTCTGGCCCACGCAACAGGAAATCAACAGGATCGGATTGCTGGCGAGGATTCCATGAGAACCAAAGCTCTGAGCCTGGCTTCCTAATTGTCGGACGCAACAGATCAAGGCTTGTCTGGCTTAGACTCTGGGCTTCCTCAACCCACGCACAGTCATAGCCCTCAAGCGACTTGATTGAATCGGATGTGTGATTCTGCATCCCTTGGAAGATAATCGCCCCATCGCCCTTCTTGGACTTGATGACCGACTCTTGAACCTCAAAGTATGCGCCAGCGTTCATAGCAATAATCTTGGTTTCCAAGAGACGCTTGACCGATTGCTGGAGGGATTTCTGGATTTCACGCACGCAGACGCTGCGCCTTGACTGATCCAAGATATGGGCTTCGATCATCATCTCAGCGAAAAAGTGACTCTTGCCTGACCCTCGCCCTCCCCATGCTGCCTTATATCGAGACGGTTCAAGCAGCGGCACAGCCCACTCTGGGGTTTGCAGCTGAAGGGTCTTACCCATTCTTGACAATCACACGCTCAATCTTGTTGAACTCTATCGGCCCACCATCTGCGCCAGTAAGCTCATGCTTGGTTGACTCTCTGTACTTCTTTGGGAATCTAGCAGCCATTGATCTTGACCAGATTGAGGCGTTTAACTTAGCTGCGCCTTGCTCTTCGATCATGTGAGTTTGAGCAATTGTTTCCCACCAATACTGCTCGTATTCCTTAGCTTCTTCCATGGCGTGCATAAATTCTTCATGCTCATCACGCCATTTATACATAACTCTAGTGGAAAACCCTAATTCACAGGCAATCTGTTCGACAGACTTTCCTAGTTTCCCAAGCTGAACCACCCGATCACAAATAGCAGGATCGTATTTGGATGGCCTGCCCACACTCAGTTTAGTCTCTGGCTTAGTTGCCAATTTTGCTTTCTTTGCTGCCATGTAACCCCCGCGAAAGGTTGTGTCTGCGGAAAAAAATGGGGGCAATGCGCCCCCAGAGTACCCATAACCAAGGAGTCTTCATTGTCCTATGTTCGGGATAGGGATGTCAACTGGCCATTTATTTGATTCTGTCAGCTCTTTGACCGTTCTAACGTGTGCGAGCGTCCAGGCTTCCTTTCGCTGATCTCTGGACCATTTACTGCCTTGGTCAATCTTGTAATGGCATTCTTGGCAAAGCGCAGCGATTAGGTTGTCATCTGCTTTGATTCCTCTGCCCTTACCTCCGCCCCAGTTGGTGTGTGCTGCTTGGATGTTCTGGCCTGAGCCGCAGAGTTGGCATTCTAGCTCTGCCACCAGCCACAATAGCCTTTTGCTCCTGATGTATTTATGTTTGAAGATCATTCGTGTGACCTATTGACCAATCTGTTTGTAGCCTGTTTTGTGCGCCAGATTTCAATATCTAGCCTTGCTGCCTCAATCTCCCATTTCAGAGTCTCTTCCTTTTCCACAGCTGCGGCCAATCCTCGGAGCAGCTGGTGATACTCTGGGTCTGCCAGAGCTTCTCGTTCCTGAGCGTTTGCGGCCTCGACCCCCATTGCATAACATTCTTTCATCAATATGGCTTTTTTGCTCCGCCTGAACTCCTCCAGATAGACTCGTTGGGCTTTGGCTTCACCATATGCTGGGGCTTTGTCTCGGATCAGCTGGGTGCATTCTTCTGGGTTTATCATTTGAGTGCATTCCATGCGGCTTCTACGTTATCCACAATAAAGACTGAGCCACCTGACCAAGCGTCAATCCACTTGACTTGATCTGGAGTCAGCTGTCTATGTGATGGCGATTTCTTCCCGTCTTTGACTTCCATCAGGATTGTTTTCCCTTGGTAGCCAACGAGCAGATCTGGCACGCCATGACCGACAGCCGCTAGGCTTTGGACTGTTGCGCCCACGGCCCTGAGAGCTTTGACGATTTCCTCATGGTTGCTGTCAGTTCGAGCTGCTCTTCGCATTTTTTGCCTTGTTGATTATAAAGTCATTGACCTTTTTCTTGAGTTCCTCAATGCTGCCCACATCGTTTATAAAGTCCAGAATGCAAGCGTAAGCCTGCAATTCAAAGACCTCAGCGGCAGATAATTTGGTTGTTTTTTTGTTCGTAATCTCTGCCACTTGTTTTAAATAATCGTGAGCCATTTCAGTCCTTTAGACGCTTTCTTTAAATAACTTTGCAATTTTGCTCCAAGCCTCGTCCCATTCGGCCACATCCTCAGCTGCGCCAAGTGCTTTGGCTGCGGCCACCAAACGCTTATTAAGGTCTGTTAGTCTCTCAATCTCTTGCTCAACACTCAACCCACCAGACCGATGCGCCATGTCGGATGTGTCCCAAGGCTCAATATCCCTTGACGTTTCTGCTAGACCTTCAAGTGCTGCTTCTAGGTTTAATTTTTGCTGATTCATTTCTCTTGCCTCTTTCTAATTGCTGTAGCGCACCAATTACCATCAGACAAAAACAAATCATCACAGATTTTGGCGCAAGCCTCTCTCTCATCCCTCTGGCCTGCCTCGTACCCTTGTTGGTAAAACTTCGCTTTCTGGCGAGACAGCACAGTTTCTGTCAGCATTTGAGCAAAGTGGATCAGCTTGGGGTCTAGCCCATAGCGTCCTGATGCTGGTGCGTGAACCTCGTCTTCATCAACATCGTAGCCAGCCAGATCAGCCAATCGGATTAAATCGTCTCTTGTCATTTCCTGACTCCTGTTATTGCTGCGTCGATTTGATCGTGCATCTGCTGCTCAGTCACCATAAAAAGCTGGCAAGTGTATTTGTTAAGCCAGCGATACCTGAGTGCATCTTTGTGCATCTCTTTGATTTCTCGGATCAGGTCCGAGGCTTTCTCACCCTCTGCCATAGTCCCGTTATCAATCAGATTCAAGACTTTGCTGATGCTGTCCACTTTCTTTTGCATTTGCTTGGCCTCCAACGCTATCCATGCTTCCTCTTCGTATTCGTTCATGGTTTCTCCTTGTCTCGACAGATTTTTCCGCTTGGGTAATACAAAGTGTTTGCCATCCTGCTTGGTGCTGCCAGTACGTCCATGCTGCCTGGGCGCAATACCGTCTTTGGTGGTTTGTATGGTGGCCTGTCAAACTTGCTTATTTTTTCTGGTTTCTTTTTCATTTCAATAATTCCCATGCTGTTGCTGCACATAAAGGGACTTGTCCATTTCCAATGGCTTTAAGTCTGTCCACCCTAGCGGCCACCCCATCAGCCACTCGACCCACGTTGGGTTCAGCGTCCCACCAATTGACGCTTGTTCCTCCATCATTATTGCGTTTGGCAATTGACCCATGTGGGATCGTTTCCCCTGAGATATTTTCTTTGAAGTCGTTTTGAAACTGTTTGCTCCCTTGTAATCCCTTGCCGCAGGAGTGGGCCACATCTGATTTGGTGGTGGGTAAACCACTTGCTCCCGCAGAGTCGAGTGTGTTGTGCGACCCTGCCTGTTGTTTTCGTACTGTCTCTTGAGTGCCTCTGGCAACCTGGGGGGCAGAGAGTCCATGCAATTTGGTGTTAGCCAATATCCAGATTCTTTCTCTTCTATGGGGCGCACCAACGTCTGCCGCAGATACAATTCCCCACCGACTGTCATACCCCATTGAGGTAAGGTCTGCAAGGACTCGTTCAAGTCCTCTAGTAACGAGCATTGGACTGTTCTCCACAAATGCGAATCTTGGTCGAACCTCGCCAA